ACCATCTTCAATTGGAGCTTCGTCGACAGGAGCTTCAGGTGCAGGTGCAGGAGCAGGAGCAGGTGCTTCCATGTCCATTTCCATTTCTGGAGCAGGTGCTGGAGCTGGTGCTTCCATATCCATTTCCATTTCTGGAGCAGGTGCTGGAGCTTCCATATCCATATCCATATCCATTCCTTCTTCTTCTGGTAATTCTTCTTCGTCCATTAAATCTTCTGATAATTTTGTTGTAAGAATATTTTGAATTCTAGGAGCAAACGCTTCTTCTAATGCAATTTTAGCGTTGGCTAATGCAGTTTCTTTAACAGCTTTAGCATCCGCAATTGCTTCTTTTAGCAAATCAGATTTTGCCATAGTTTTTCTCCTTAAATTTGTTTTGGAAATAAGATTATTGAGAATCTTAATAAGATTAATTTTGTTTTATGACGTTATATAGATTGATAACGTATTTACAATAAATATAGAGCAGTACAAAAAATCAGTAAAAAAGGCCTAACTTTTTATTGTTAGGCCCATATATTAATTTTTTTCTTCTAATGATCTTAATCGTTGCTTATAACAAGCTGAGATTAATTTTTGTCGATTTATAAAACTAGGCTTTATAAATTCTTTTTTATCTTTGAGTATATTTAAAACATTTGAAGATTTAATTTTTCTTTTCCAAGTTCTTAAAGCAAAATTAATATCTTTATTAACTACTTTTGCTCCTGCGTTATGCCCTGGGATTATACTTTGGTGTTGCTTGTGCTTCTTGCTCATCTGGTGTAACTTGTTTTTGTATTGGTTTTAATGTAAATGAAAATTTTTCAACTTCTGGTAATTGACTTATAAATCCTTGAATTCTTTGTGACTCTTTTGCAGGATCTTCTCCTAATCTAACATAAAAGAAACCTTTACCATTAGCATCATCAAATTTTGTTTTTATAACATGCATTTGTTTTTTATTTAAAAAAGCTTGAATATCTGCCTTTACATTACCTGATGTTGCTGGATCTATTAATTTATATAAAAATCCTCCTTTATAATCAGTTAATTTATTTAATAAATCAGCTTCATTTAATTTTAGCTTCATACCAAAAAAATCATGATACATGTTATCAAAATTTGACATCTATTTCCTTTATTATAATAATTTTATTTCAATAATCCAATTAATTTATTTCAAAATATCTACCTAAACCTTGGCCAATATCTTCATATGCTGCAGAAAGTCTTTCTTGTAAAATAGACATTTCTTGTGCTGTTTTTTCAAATACTTTATATGAATTTGCAATTTCTTTCATATTACGATTAACAGTAATTCCATCAAACCAATCTCCTTCAGACAATGTTACTTGATTAGCCATTTCTACCATATACTTTACTTTTTCACAAAGTTCTTGTAAATTAGTTCTACCATATACGCCTTCTCCTAATTGAGAAAAAGACTTAACTGATTCAATAAATGCTTTTTTTTCTTCTTTTGTTATTTGTACTGGTTCACGTTCAAGTGCTTCCATTAAAGCTTTAATATTCATCTTATATCCTACATTTTCCATCATCGCATAATATCGATGTTATAATTTGATTTACTTTATTATATTTATTAATCTTTGTTTTATTAACAGATTCATTCATATGAGTTGGTTTTAAAAACGCTCCATGAGTTGATGGGTTAGATACAAAATCAAAACATATCAATTCAAAATCTTCTTGAACTTCTACTGCAGATTCTTTATACAATTCTTTTACACTTCCTAATCCTCTACTAGATATACCTAATGTAATACCTGCTCCAAATAATGATTTTAATATTTTGCCAGCTGGTGTATCTAATATTTGTACAGCTCCGCATAAATCATCTCCATTCCACCACATTTTTAAAACGTTATGTGAAACATTATTTAAATTAACAACAGATGATTCTGGATGATCAAGTTCACCCAATGCTCTGTTTTGATCTATATAATCCTTTTGATATTTTTTAGCTTCACGATCTAATATATTTTTTGGATATACTCTACCATTTTGATTCTTTGCGCCTGCTCTTTGTAATACACCTTGTACAACTAAACCTCCAGGAATTCCAAATTGTTTAGCCATTTGTTCATTAACAGGACCTAATGGTTTAAATGGCATATATTCTACCAACAACGCTTTATTCATATTATTCTCCTAAACTTCTCACTCTTTCAGATATTTTTAATAATCTTTCAGATATTTTATGTAATGCGTTTTTAGTAGATTTACCATATGTTGATCCAGCAATTCCAGATTCTGTTTTTAATCTAGATGTATATCTAACCAATTGTTCAATTTCTTGTAATTTTTTTGCTACTTCTTTTATAGTACCATTAACTGTTTGAGAAGGTGTTAATTTTGGATTACCAGTTGCAAATTTAGAATATGATTCAATCATTGCTGAATATTTTTGATCCATTGCATGTTGAACTGATTCATATTTCATTTTCTTTTTCTTTTTAGCTTGAGCCTTTGTTGAAAATGCATATGGTGTTTGATATCCAGGAACACCTGCAGTTGTACTCATTTCAGCTAATTCATCTTCTGTTAATTCAATATCCATATCTGGATTCTTTTTTTGTATTTCTGCAGCATCATCTGGATTGGAAGTTTTAATAACTTCATTAGCTTGGGTAGCTGCTTGTTTCATTGTCTCTTCTTTATCACCATCTCCGTCTAGATCTAAAAAGTCAGGTTTAGCATCTTCATTGTATTTTTTACCTTTTACTTTTTTTATTGCATCTTCTTTAGACATTCCTGATGCTACCATTCTTGCAATTTGAACATCTGCAAAATCTTGATCTTTATCTCCATCTTGATCTTGCTCTTGTATTTCTTTAAACTTAGATTCTATTTCTTTTAAAAATGATTTCATTTATTTACCCTTGCTAGTTCATCTAATAAATCATAATATCTTAATAATGATAAAACATGAGATTCTTTTACTAATTTAATAGTTTCAATGTTACACAACATTTTTGATAAATTATCAACTTTAATTTTAGTAGCTTTATCTGTTGTTTTTGTTACCTGCTCTTTTAGTTGTTTTTTAATTAATGGAATAACTTTACCAAAATATTCTTTCAATCTTTCTGTATCATTAACGTGCGTAATATATTTGTTTAATAAATTTTTTTGATTTTCATTTAAAACAGAATATTTTTTATTAAATTTATCAATCATTAATTTATATGCTAATAGTCTAGTATCTGTAGGTTGCGTTTTATATGCTTCCATTAATTTATCTACATTTGGTTGTTGATTACTTTTTTCAATTACTATATGATTAACAATTTCATTTTTGCATTCAAATAATTGTTTTGGATTATCAGCTTCATCATATTCAAATATTTTATATACAGATGCTAATGTTTTATAATTATTTATTCTAATTTTTGATATTTGATTAAAATTAAAATTTTCTGAAATTTCTTTTACTAAATTATATCGTTGTCTTTTCAATACAGATTTATTTAATTGTACATGTGCTGTTTTGCATGTACGTATAAATTCTAATGCTTTTGCTTCTGAATTAATTTGTTCTTTAATTAAAGAATTATATAATTGTAACTCTTTAGATAGTTCAGTATTTTTACCAAAATATTTTTTAATAATATTAATAGTTACAGATTTATCAGATGTTAAAGATTCAGAAGTTAATTTCCTAACTAATATCTCAAAAAGTATTGCTGTATTTTTGTATTTTGAATGTTTTAAGTTTTTCATTATTTCAATACATAGTCCTTTTCATATAAATATATCTAAATTTATAAAATATTGTCTTCATCTAATAATGAAGAAGATATATTAGATTTTATCTTGTCTTCTTTTAAAATTTTTGATTTTTTTGAAGTCATCTTCTTTATTATATTAGCATTTTCCATAGCAGTAGCTTTTGTTGTTTTACCTCTTGCTCTGGAGTCTGGCTGAAATGTTGTTTGTGGACCATTCATAACTCCTTTCATAGTTTTTGCGCCAGTTGGATCCCATCCAAATTCATTTGCATGTTGACCATATTTTATTCCTTCGGGAGGTCGACCTCCTTGATCTTTATCTTGTACTTCATCACTACTCATATGTATTGAAGCCAAATCGTGTGGTGTTCCGTATGATACACCTGTTAATGTTGGATCATTGCCTTCTTGTTCAATTTGATTTTGTCTAAATCTTAATTTTAAATCTTCTACTACGTTTGTTCGTTCTTCAAGCCATTGATCTTCAGACATATTAAATATGTATTCATATATATACTTATCTGAAACTAATTTTGAATCTTTCATAGCAGTTGCTAATTGAATTTTTTCATTCATTAATGCAACTTTTTGTTGATCATAAATAATTGACGGTGCTGTTAGTTCTAATTCAAATCCAATTAAATCTTCTCCTTCAAACCCTTGTGAATATAAATGTATAATACCTATCTTAACTAATTCAGAAACTACTATTTTTTGTATTCGTTCTATTGTTCTAGCAAATCTAATATCCATAGATGCTAATGTAGTTTTTCCTTCAACGCCTTCATCATATCCTAAAAATGGTTTTGGTATCTTAAGAGCAGCCATCATTTTATTTTTAACATATTCAATATCATCGATACCAGTAAATGTCATACCAGGTAATGTGTCAATTGTTGTTTGACTATTTCCTCCTCTAACAGGTAAATAATAGTCTTCTAACATATTATTTAAATTAAACTTTAAATTATAATTTCCAGTATTTTTATCTACATATGGTATTTTTTTCATTTTATTAATAATTTGTTCCATAAATGAATCAACTTCATTTGGCGGTATATTACCAATATCAACTTTAAAAATACGTTTTTCTGGAGCTCGCATTATTCTATGAATTAACATTGCGTCTTCTAACATCATTAGTTTTTGAAATTCTTGCCTTGCTCCTTCTAACATAGATCTACCATATGGTAAAAAATTAGAATCAGAAATCATTCTGAAGTGTGCTATTTCAAAAACATCATATTCGTCCATTTCAGAATATGTATGTCTAAATTTGATATCATATTCTCCTTTTTCTTCATCAAATTCTTCTAATCTTTCAATTTCATAAACAGAAAATGGTCTAGCATTCATTATACCTAATCCATCAGAAATATCTAATTTTAAATAAAAATCTCCATATTTACATAAATTTCGAATCCATGGCCACATATTAAAATCTATATTTAATATATCATAATATAAGTTATGTAATATTTTTTGTATTGGAGTTTTATTTGCTTTTATTGTTAGTATTTCACCAAATTGATCAGCTAATGTAGATTCATCAGAATATATATCTAATGCAGAAGAAATAATAGGATCTTTATCCATCATTTCGTAATCTGTATATAACATCATACGATTTTGTTGTGCATAATAATTTGAATCATATCCTCCATATGATCCTTGACTATGTTTTCTAGATCCATGTAATCTACTATATCTATCTGCTAATCTTGTTTGCGATAAATTTCCAGTAGATTGTAGTCGATTTGTGTCAACTATTTTAAGTCGATCTTTTCCAAATTTTCTAACTACAACATTAGTAGAAAATAAATTTTGTAAACGTTTTCTTAAAGACGCCATATTTTATTCTTTTTTATTTATTATAAATATAACTAACTACAGAAGCCATGTTAAATTTTCATCATTTGCGCCATTATTCCATTTCCACGCATCATTTGGTCTGTCATTATTACCTGTATAAATTGTTGTATCTGTTTTTTGTACTTTTGATAATGCTCGTTTATTTAAGTCAATACCATGCTGTCTAAGTTTTAAACTTGTATCTCTTAACCACAATCCAATTGCATAAGCCATTACTAAATCATCATTATATCCAATTTGAGCTTGAGCTTTACCATTTAACCAAACAAATACAAACATTTCTTGTATTAATCTTTTTGATTTTATAATAGGAGTTCCTTCACGCATATACATTTCTAATGCTGATATCATTAATGGTCTTGTTCTTGATGTTGTAGAAACACCCGGTACCATTTTTGTTTTGTCTTTTATATCATATCCTTTTAAAAGCTGTACTTCTAAATCAACATATCCATCATCTTTATATGTATAAAATAAATTTTCATAGTTTCTATCTAATGCTGGTTGTACTGCTGCCCAACCTATATTTGCATTTTCAATAGCTAATAATGCATTATTCCATTCAGTTGCAACTGTTACTAACATATTACCAAAATCTTTTGGTGGTAATTTACCTTTATATTCTGCAACTTGATTAATTGTTTCTACATCTATAACATGAAATGTTGACCAATCAGCTCCATCTCCTCGAGCAACATCAGCTACTATTATATAATTTTTTGTATAATCTGGATATGCCCATAACCAATATCCGTTATCAAATCCACGTTTTTCAATTGGGTCTTCACATTTTGATTCATATTCTTGTAATATTAATCCATCTACAACTGTATGACCCGATGATATAAAATCACAATCACATTCTTGAGCAGCTCCTCTTTCGCCTAATAGTTTAGTTTGTTCATCTCTCCAAGTTTGATCACGCTCTGGATGTAGATTCCATTTTAACTTAATTGTTTCAAATCCATTTACACCATTTTCAGCATCTGCCCACGTTTGATGAAACCAGTTACCAATACCATTAGGAGTAGATAATACAATAGCTCCTCCACCAGTTGATAACGTTGCTTGAGATGCTACCCATATTTCTTCAATGTTTCTAATAAATGCAGCTTCATCTACAATTAATAACGATAATGCTTCAGAACGTGCTCCAGTAGATGCACTTGATATTGCTTTTATTTCTGATCCATTAGCAAATTTTAATGATAATTTATTATTAGTTACAATTTGTATTTTTAACCAACTTGGTAAATTTTCATTCATTATTTGAACTTTACTTACTAGATTTTTTGCTACATCTTGTGTAGTTGCAATGACTAATACGTTAAAGTCTTCATTGAATAACATTGACCATAATGCATATCCTGCAGACAATGTTGATATACCTAACTGTCTAGATTTAAGTATTACATTATATCTGTTATTTTGTAATGTAGATAATGATTTTTCTTGAAATGGAAATAAATTAAATTTTATTTTTCCACGAATTGGATGTTGAATATAACAATATTGTTTCATAAAGTATACAGGATCATTTGCACACTTTAAATATTGTTCTTTAACAATTTTTTTTATATTTTGTTCATTACTCACTGAACTACTTCAACGATCATTTTTCCTGTCATTACTGCAGTTATTATTCCAGATGCAAACCATATAACTTTATGATCATACCATTTTGGTTTTAAATATTTTTCACGTTGTATATACAATTCAATATTACTATTTAATAATTCAATTTTTTTATTTGTATATAACATTTCAATTGAATCTAATTTAATAACTGTTTCTAATTCTGATACTAATGTTTCTTGTTGAGAAATAATTTCGTTATTAATTGAATCTAAATAATATAATGAATCCAATGTTTCTGAAATATTTATAATTTCTTCAGTTGTAAAACATGTATCAGCCGATTGTCCAAAAAATACAATTGGCCATATAAATAATATAATAAAAATTTTTTTCATTTCCTAGTTCTTCTTCTAATATTTGCAGCTGCGGACTTTACTGCTTCGTCTTTTGATTTAACTACTTTTTTTGGCATTGATTGTTTTTTTGCTTTTTTAGTTTGGTCAATTTTCTTTTTAGTAGTTGTAACTTTCTTTTTTGCTATAACTTTTTGTTTTTTAACTTCTTCTAATTGTCCATCTAATTTATCAATTGATTTATTATTATTATCAATTTTTTTCTTAGCTTCTGCAGCCTTTTTTGTATTTGATTTTTTTCCAAATAAAAATATTAATCCAAATATTCCAACAATTAGGCCTGTTATTAATTTCCAATATTTTTTAATCATGTTTTTCCTTTATTTATATATTTTTTAAAAATTCTTTTTTAAATTTTTTAAATTCTTTTTCAACTTTTTCATTAAACTCTTCTTTTGTCATCTGAGCTTCCCATGTTTCTAATTGACCGTCTGCATTAGTTACATATTGTTGAGATTCTGTAAATGCTTGTTTTAAAGCTAGCACGTCTTGTTCTGCTTGTTTTAACCAAGCTTTTTTATTTTCACGAATTTTATTTTTTTCATATTCTTCATATTCTCCAGATATTCGTAATTTGTGTTCCATTTCTATGACACAATCATAACACATTCCATGTATTAATTGCATTTTTTTATCTAAATGATTAAATGAAGTTTTACAACATTCTTCTTGGCAATTTGGATATGAATTTAAATATTGACGAACTGTTTCAGATACAGAGTTCTTTGGTTTTTTTACACGAAACCCATCCATTTGTTCTATTGTATAAATGGTGTTTCCTATTTTTTCTTCCCATATATCTCCAATTTCACGTTTTTTATTTTGTTCAGCTTTTTGTTTTGCGTCTGTAAATCCGTGTGTTTTTTTAGTTTGAAATTTATGGGTACCATCAAGCATTTGCTTAACAGCTTTTATATTTTGTAACTTTTTTGACATAATAAAATTTTAATTTAGTTGAGCAACTGCTCTATCAATTGCTCGTTTGAGTAACATTAATTTTCCTGTTTTTCTTTTTTTATCATCATCTGCAGTTATTTTATTTATTACAGACATAATTGTTTTCATTTGTTGAACAATATTTGGTTTTTGTTCTAACGCTTTTACAAAATTATTAATTCTTGCATCTCCAGGCATTCCATCACCATCAGGATCATCTTCTTTTTCAGCTGGTGCAGGTTCTTCTGGTTCTGCGGGTGCTTCTGGCTCTTCTGGCTCTGCAGGTGTTTCTGGCTCTGCAGGTGTTTCTGGTTCTGCAGGCGCTTCTGGCTCTGGTGCAGCTGGTGGCTCTGATACAGCTTCAGGTTCTGTAGTTGCTTCTGGCTCTGGAGTTTCTTTTTCTTTATTTTCTTGTTCAGATAAAAATTGTAAAACTTTTCTTCTAACAACTTCTCTAACTAATTTTTCTTTTTGTTCTTTAGTTAATTTTTTAATTTGAGAAGTATAACCGCCATCTTTTTTAGCAAGAGTTTCAATAAAC